AGACTACTTTATTCCGATCTTCACGACTGTAATTGCGTTCTACTATGGAACACAGGTTGAAAAGAAGAATAAAAGTAACGGTGAAAGTACTTGAAATGATGGGGAGGCTTAACGGCCTCCCTTTTTTTGCATATTATCCGACTGCATTGGTTAGTGAGGGATAATCTACCATTGGCTGATTATCCGTAATAGACAAATCCGCTCTCTTGGTGTATGCTCCAGAAGAGGAGTTGATAATATGTCACTATTTAGAGTTCATAAAACAAAAGATTTTACTATTATGTCAAACACGCATTTTAAGGAGCGCGGAATGAGTTTAAAGGCGAAGGGTTTATTATCATTAATGCTGAGCCTTCCGGACGATTGGAACTATAATATCAAGGGTTTATGCGCTCTGTCCAAAGACGGAAAAGACTCTGTTATGTCTGCGCTGTCCGAACTGGAGAAATTCGGCTATTTGACGCGTACAAGAGAGACTGATAGCAAGGGCAGATTCTCTGGAGTTAGGTATGATATCTTCGAGACTCCACAACATGAGAATCCTATATCGGAAAAACAGAATTCGGATTACCCGAATTCTGTTAAATCTCATTCGGAAGAGCCGCCACTATTAAGTACTAAGTCTATTAATCACTTAGAAAATAAAAAACTTAATGAATTCGAGAGAGAGAACAGTGAGGATGAAATCTATGAAATTCTGAACGAAATTTCTGATAGCGAGTTAAGAGAGCTTTATACGGATTACGTTCTTCAAAGACGAGAGAATGGGAGTCCATTATCTCCAAAAGGATTACATATGTTGATCGCAAGAGGTTATAGATTAAGTGATAGCAATATGGCGGTTCATCGCGCAATTGTCGAGACTGCGATTATTAATCAATGGATGAATTTATACTCTCCAAGAGAAGAAGAGAAGCTTGGCCGCAATGGGTATCTTGAGGAGAGAAAAAGGTACTACTTGGGCGACAGTTGATTAGTAATTTTTTGACAAAAGCGAAAAAATTTGTTACAATATAAGTGTAAAAAAAAAGTTTAGAAAAATATATTGGCTTCGATGCCGCTTCAGGACAAAAGAGGCTAAACTATCTCTTCTAAACTTCATATTATGATGAGGGTATTAACTACGAGAGAAACGTAGGTATTGATTATTCTTGGCCTATATGAAGTAAAGTACCCGAACATTGGAACTCATATTTATTCTCCTCCTCTCATGAGCCAGGCGGTTAGCCTCGCCTGGCTCGTTATTTTTTGGAGAGTGAGGGGGAAATAACATTTGAGGAGGTTTATTATTTATGACTACAGTTCCCAATCAAAAGGTTGTTAAGGTTAGAAAGAGCAGTGTAATGCTGACAATCTTTATGCTATGTATAACCAAGAGGCTTTACGCCGCGCCATGCTTGACTTAAAAGGTGAAACATTTAAGCTATGGTGTTATTTAGGCAAGAATCAAAACGATTACGAATTTGCGCTCTCAAGAGTTGATGCTTTGTCCTGGGGCTTGGGTTCCAAGAGCAGTTATGATAGAGCGGTTAAAGAGTTGATCGAAAAGAGATACTTAATTGAGACAAGCCCTAATCATTACGACTTCTTTGAGATTCCAAGAGAAGAAGAAGTGGCTATTTACATCACGAAGCGCAAGCCTGAAGAGTTCTCATTCTGAGTTTGCGGCGATACCTATACTCAAAATGAGTATAGGGTATATTCAAAATGAATATAGGGTCTATTCAAAATGAATAGAGAAATATTATAAATAATACATTGATAGTACAGAGAAATAATTTTTATCCATCGTCTTCGCTTCGCTCGACTCAGGCTAAAAATTATTTCTAGCGAATTTTTTCCCTTACGAGGGATACCAAGAGAGGAGATAAATAATATGAATGAGCTAAAGAATTATGAATACAAGGATATTCCCGGTTATGAGGGATTATACGCAGTCACTACTTGCGGTAAGGTGTGGAGTTACCTGGGCTAGAAGTTCCTAAAGCCTTGGACTGCAAATGGTTATTTACTAGTTGCCTTAACGCGCAATTTCAAGAAAAAGAATTGCCGAGTACATAGATTAGTCCTTGAGACATTTAACCCAGTCCCAGGATCAGATGTATTAGACGCTAATCACCTGAACGAGGATCGCGCAGACAATCGTCTGGAGAATCTGGAATGGGCTACGCGCAAAGAGAATAACAATTGGGGAACGCGCAATTAGCGCATTAGCGAATATCGCAAAGAGCCAGTAAGATGTATCGAAACTGGTTATATTTACGAGAGCTAGCTTGAAGCTGCTGAGGCTGTTGGATTATCCAGTTCGAGCGGAATTAGCTAGTGTTGTACTGGAAAATACAAAACTTCTGGTGGATACCACTGGGAATTTTGTCCCAAGTCATTCGAAAATGAGGGAATTTTGTCCTAATAGAAGGGAAAAATGTCCCAGTTCAAAGAAAAAATCATGGGAATTTTGTCCCAGTGAGAGGGAATTTTGTCCTCTTTAAGGGAAAAATGTCCCAGTCAATGTGAGAAAACTTCTTATATAGCAAGGGTTTTCGCGCAGTCTATAAGTATATTATAAATAAAGATAAATAATACTCTCTCTTCTCCTGGATACTTACAGGATAGCAGGATACTTAGATATTTAGCGAAATAGGACATGAAATTTTACCAAATGTCCCATTTCAATTCTTGACTCTTGGATGTATAATATATCCAGTAAAGGAGGCTAAGTTTCATGGAGAAGAGAGAGCTAGCTGAGGCCAGGAGCCAATTTGTCGTAATGGGAAACGATTTAGTCCAGAAGAGCAGATACAATCTGACGCTCTTGGAGCAAAAATTAGTCTTGTTCATGGTGAGCAAGATTAAGCCCTACGATGAACCTGGATCGGATTACATATTTTCATTCAATGAGTTTGAGGAAGTCTGTAACCTCAATAAGGATGGCGGCAAGTCTAAGCGCCTGGTTTATTCTATGCTCTTGGATTTGAAAACTAAGCCTATTGAGATTCGACTTAGTGAGAAGCGAGTGCTTATCACGAGTTGGTTTAATAATGCGTTATTTGATGCTGAAACAGATACGGTTAGGATTGATTTTTCTAAGTATCTTACGCCGTATCTGTACGACATCCAGAAGCTATATACTCAGTTCTGTTTAGAGAATGTATTGGCCATGAAGAGTAAATATTCTGTTCGGCTATACGAATACTTGAAGAGTATTAAGAGCCTTAACTATAAGCAAACTATTCCGTTAGATGAGCTTAAAGTGCATATGGGCGCTGAGAAATATAGTTTATACAAGGATTTTAGGGTTAGAGCCTTAGAGCCAGCAATTGAAGAAATCAATGAATACACTGATTTGGATATTCGCTGGGAAGAACACAAAACTGGTAGGAAAGTTAGTCGCATAACTTTTATCATTTTGTTAAGCAATGATCCTGATAGATACTTGAACAGGCAAAGAGAGTTAAATGGAAAAAATGGGCGATAATCGGCCCAGATTTGACAATAGCCCTCAGAGCCTCTAGAAGGGCCCTAGGAGCGCGAGTTCGCGAGGACGATGTTTTATACCTGGACGCGCGCAGAAGGGCCTCAGAGCGCAAATATGAGCCAAAAAAATTACCCTCACTCTTGGAGATAAGAGCGAGGGTTTTATTTTACTTGCTAAGAGCAAGCTTCATGCGAGAACGGAAGTTGTCCTGCTCCTGGCTCTTAGGTTCGAGCTTCAGGACTTCGTCACAGAACGCCTTCTTGAGAGTGAAGAAGGAGATAGGCGAAACCTTGACAGTGGGCTTCTTAGTCTTGTCAGCAACGTAGATGTTCTTGCCCTTTTCTTCGCTCCAGACAGGGATTCGAGGATACTGCTTGCGCGTCTCGGTGCGGTTCAGGGCTTCGGCCAGCCATTCCTTATTCTTAGAGATGGCCAGAGTAGTGAAGGTGGATTCGTCCATTGCCATTACCATAGCGTAGGTGTATTTGTTAGCCATAGATAAGCGCCTCCTATAGTTAGATGTACGAATATTCTATCACATTCTCTTTTGGAAGGGAATATCAGAATTGGTAAATTTGTTGGACAAAATAAGATAAATATTTAATATCTTTGCGCTCTATTCTATGGGAAACCTAATAAAAGGAGGAATAAATATGGAACTTAAAGATAGAATTATGAAGTTTGAGATTAAAGAGTGGTTTGATATGTCGCGTTATGATCGTGAAGCATATCGTAATGAAGTGTATGAGATGCTAAGAGACGCTGGCTGGTACATTTGCGAGGCTGAGCGCACTATTTATACGATTACTGACATGAATCACCACATCAAGAAAGTTTAGAAATTGATTCGTAAGCATGATAAATACGAATGGGGTATGTAAAGGAGGTGTCGTTATGGCTGAACGTAGATTGACGCCAAAAGAAAGAGCCTTTTGTGAGGAGTTTGTTGCCAATGGATGTAATGCCACACGCGCTTACCAAGTGGCATACAACACTACTTACGAAAATGCTAATAAACAATATTGTAAGGTATTCCGCAAGCCGCATATTAAAGAATATATTGCTGAACTGTTGAAGGAATCGTTTGCGGCTGCTTGTATTAATGCTGAACGAGTAGCGTTGAAATTGGCAGATATTGCTTTTGCTGAGAAGGATGATGAATATTATAACGCTCAGGCGCAATTAAAGGCTCTGGATTTGCTCCAGAAGCAGCTAGGACTACAGAAGCAACAGATTCAGGCTGACGTCAGCACTGACATTGTTATTAATATTGGAGAGTGAGTTTATGAAGAAAACATACGAACAGAAGCTCCAGGAGCGAGACGAAGCAATTGAGAACTTGAGGATCGCTTGGGAGAACTTTAAAGCGGCCTTGCGGCAGTGCTATTTAGACACTTACAAGGCTCTACAAAATGGTGGCGGAAAGAAATGCCGCAAATAACCCTTAATATTGCGAAAAGTGTGTTTAATGACATATACTATCCTTATCTTCTGGATTATAGTAAGCGCTATGAAGTCTATTATGGCGGCGCTGGCTCTGGAAAGAGCGTATTTATAGCCCAGAAGTTAGTAGTAAAAGCCTGCCGCGCCAAGCGTAAAGTGCTGGTAATCCGCAAAGTAGGAACAACCCTCAAAGATAGTGTATTTCAACTTATCATAGATACCCTCCAAAGTTGGGGCATTTTAGCCCATTGTAAAGTAAATTTAACTACCTATACGATAACCCTCCCAAATGGAAGCATTTTTTTATTCAAAGGCATGGATGATAGCGAAAAGATTAAGTCTATCACTGATATTACTGATATCTGGTGTGAAGAAGCTACGGAATTGAGCCTTGATGATTATACGCAGTTAGATTTACGCTTGCGCGCAATGGCAGGTGACTTAAATTTGATCTGTAGTTTTAACCCTGTAAGCCAGCAGAATTGGGTTTTTAAGAAATGGTTCGCTAAAGACGCAATTTATGACGTAGAGAACACGATGATTCTTAAAACGACTTACAAGGATAATAAGTTCTTGCCGCAGTCTTATATTAAGGCGCTTGAAGAGAAGATGAACAGTAATCCACTGTACTACCGTATTTACGCTCTTGGAGAGTTCGCAGTAGCAGAAGGATTGGTATTCACGAACTGGAAACAGGAAGCTTTTGATGTTTTAGCTTTGGCCTCTCTTGGATTGGAGCATAGGTGCGGAATGGACGTCGGTTGGACTGATCCTAGTGCCGTCATCAACACGCTCTATGATAAAGAAAAGCATATTATTTATGTTTATGAAGAGTTTTATAAATCAGGCTGCCAGCCATCAGAGCTGGTAGCCTCTATTAAATTAATGGATATTGGAAAGACAGTGCTATATGTTGATGCTGCGGAACCAAGAACCATACAGTATTTCCGCAATGAAGGGATTAACGCTAAGCCTTGCTCCAAGGGAAAAGATAGTGTTCGCTCTGGCTATCAGTTCTTACAGGACAACACGATTGTAGTTAGTCCTTCGTGTCAAAAGCTGATAACTGAACTATCCAATTTCTCATATATCAAGAGCAAGCAGACTGGTGAATGGACAGATGACACAACTCATGAGTGGAGCCATGCCATCGACGCTCTGCGCTATGGGTATAGTGATATCTACACAAACACCAAGCTTAAAACGCTCAGCAAATCCGCATTATCACTATAAAGGAGGTAAATGTATGGTTGAGTACTTGTATGATTGCATTCGTGCGACCGCAGGACAGGACATTGTGATCGGCGCAATAATCACAGACATGTACGAGCAGCCACTAACTGAAGGCTGCGGCTTTATGCTCCATGATGAAAATGAAGAGTTGCTTATTAAAGTAGCTGGCAATTTCAATGGAGAATTTTGGACTTTTACTATTCCTGCTGATGTTACAGTAGGACGCAAGGGCAGACATTGGTATTGTATCTGTTGGAATGATATGAACCTTTGTTTTAAGTGCCCAATTTATTTGAAGTAAGGAGGATAAGACTATGATTAAATTAGTTGCTCCTTTCAGCGCTTCTGGCGGATCAGTAGTTTCCGTCAATGGCAAAATGGGCGTAGTTGTTCTGACTCCAGAAGACATTGGCGCTCTACCAGAAGGCGCGTTGGAAGGTTACGCTACAGAACAATATGTCAATGAACAAATTGAGAATATTGATATTCCTGAGACTGATCTAACTGGCTACGCTACTGAATCCTACGTTAAGGAAGAGATCGCAAAGGCCCAGTTAGAAGGTGAAGAGGTTGATTTAAGCGCATACGCCACTAAGCAGTATGTTAGCGAACAGGTTAATGCTATTGAGTTGATGCCTGGCCCGACTGGCCCACAAGGCCCTAAAGGACAGGACGGTTATACTCCTGTTAAGGGAGTAGATTACTTCGACGGCCAGCCAGGTAAGGATGGCGTAGATGGTAAAGATGGCGTTGATGGCGCTCCAGGTAAAGATGGCGCAGACGGCAAAGACTACGTTCTCACTGACGCAGACAAGCAGGAGATTGCTGGAATGGTTCCTGGCGCAGATATGTCCAGTTACTACACCAAGGCTGAGATTGACGCTATGATTCCTGCTTCTGGAGAAGAGGTGAGTTATTAATGGCTAATGTAATTATTAATGATTCTAACTTGACTGCTATTGGTAACGCTATCCGTGCTAAGAATGGTACTGAAACTTTATATAAGCCAAGAGAGATGGCTGCTGCTATTGAAGCTATTGAAGTAGGTGGCGGCGGTTCTGGTGACAGTGGAAATGATCCAGTGCGCCAGAGTTATATTGATTTGATGAGTGGTAAGTCATTGCTAACATATACCATTCCAAAAGAAACGGTAATGATTCCAAAGTATATGTTCTATACAGGAACTCAGCTTCGAGAAGTAGTGCTTGAAAACCCTAATACTCAAATTCTTACTGAGATTGGTGCATATGCTTTTGCGAGTGAATCAAACCTTGCAAAGTTTCAATGGCCTAAGAATTTACAGAAAATTGGAACCAGCGCATTTCAGGGCTGCTTTTTATTTAACCCAGATGAAGAACTTCCTGACTCTGTAACTACGATTGAAGGCGGCGTTTTTAATAGCTGCGAGAATGTAAAGTTTTCAAGAATTCCCCCAAAGGTTACTCGAATTGAATCCAGCACTTTCAAATATTGCTACGCACTAAAAATAACTTCTCTTCCAGAGGGCGTTGAATACATTGGCAACTCTGCGTTCGCAAGTAGTGGTTACAGTAGTCAAACGAGAGACATATTTACTCTTCCTGCTTCTCTCAAGCAGATTAGCAATTTAGCATTTTCTTATAACAACTTCAAGAAGATTAGATTCTTAGGTACTCCTGATCAGAATGGCATTTCCAGCAGCGCTTTTTCTTATAGCCAGAAGCTAACTGATATTTATGTGCCTTGGGTTGCCAGCTCAGTAGTAGCTAATGCTCCTTGGGGCGCTACTAACGCAACTATCCACTATAATACCAGTCCAGATGAGGTGATTGAATGATTATTATGACTACATACAAATACGCTGAGAAGAACGGTTACGCTGTTTCTCCTCATAAGCCTGACTGCGAATATGAAGAGATGGTTCGTTTAGTCGCAGAAGAAGGGCACGCCTTAACCAAGGACGGCATTAATTATTTCTACTGCATTGACGCAGAAACCGCAGATGGTTGGTTAGAGATTCCTGGCGAGTGGAATGAAGATGGCGTCTTTGTTTCCGCAGACAACGCCACTGAATAGGACTACTTAGCTGCGCTGGCAGAGTTAGGAGTGGAATGATATGAAGAAGCAAGAGTTATATGATAAGACTGCGGCGGTTAAGAACGAGACTTAGGCAGCGCTTCAGCTAGTCTATGATTCCCTTAACCAAGGCCAGCAAAAGAAAATTTTAAAAAAAGAAGCCGTTAAGACTTTATTTGATAGATACGGCGTTCAATACTCAGAATAAGGAGGGATTGTATGTTTTACCTTAATCGTGAGGTTGAGTTGAGCGCAGCCCTTCTACAGAAAATGATTAATAAGTTCCATGTAGAAGTGGAACCTAAACTCAACAAAAGAAAGCATTATTACGACGGAATCCAGAAGATTCTATCCAAGAGCTACACAGATGAAACTAAACCCTGTTCGCGCACTGTAATTAACTACTGTAAGAACATTGTTGATAGCTACGCTGGCTACATGGCCACTCCTGGATATATCAGTTATAGCAGCAATGATGATATTGAAGATGTAATGGATATTCTCCGCTACAATGATTATCAGACTGAAGATGCTGACTTCCTTCTGGATGCTTTGATTTACGGCATGGCCGCAGAGCTTATGTATATTGATAAGTCTGGCCATACAAGATTCAGTTTGATTAATCCTTGCTCCTGCTTTGGTATTTATGACGATAGTTTGGCGAATGATCTGCTTTACTTCGTTCGTATGTACAAGGTTAATGAGTGGGATGACACCAACATGTATTATGTTGATGTTTATAGTGATTACTCCGTAAAGCGCTACACAATGGCTGGCCACAATGGCCATGTTAATTTCCTCTCTGAAGAGCCGCATTACTTCTCTCAATGTCCTGCTAATATCTTCATGCTTCCAGATGAAAAAGGGATCTTTGATTGCGTTATTGAGCTTCAAGACGCAGCTAACGAGATTCTGAGTTCTGAGATTGATGATTTTAGCGCGTTCTGCGATGCCTATTTAGTTTTGATGGGCGTTGATGCTGAACGAGACGACATTCTCCGCATGAAGGAAGACAGAGTTATTATTCTGCCTCCTGATGCTACTGCCTCCTGGCTAACCAAGAATTCCGTTGATACTCAGGTAGAAAATATCTTAAAGCGCATTCATGACAGCATTTATAGAATTGCCTCTTGCGTTGATTTCTCCAGTGAGAGCTTCACTGGTGGCGTCTCTTCTGGAGTAGCGATTAGATTCAAGCTCTCTGGAATGGAAACACGCGCTGGCATTATCGAGGGCCGCATGAAGAAGGCTCTTCAGCGCCGCATTGAAATTATTGCTGGTATTGCTTCTCTCAAACTTGGCGAATCCGTATTTAGAGACGTTAAGATTGACTTTGCGCGCAATATTCCAGAAGACATGAACGCAACCTTGAGCCTTGTGAATGCTTTGAAGGGCACTGTAAGCGATTCTACGCTTCTCAGCCAGCTTGGCTTCATTGAGGACGTAAATGCGGAATTAGAAGCCGTACAGGCCCAGAAAGAGGCCAATATGGCTATGTACGCTTTTGGAGCGCCGACTACTGACGAAGAAGATGATGAAGAGTGAGTAATAATTATTGGATCAATCGCGCTAGGAAAGCCCAGGACGCAGCCACTGCGCGCAGCGTTAAAGAGACAGAAAAAATATTAAAAAAATATTATTCTACTGCCGCTCAAAAAATTCTTGGGCAGTTTGAGCAAACTTATAATCATCTACTTTCAAGTATAGAGGACGGCAGAGAGCCTACTCCTGCCGACTTATACAAATTAGATAAGTACTGGCAGCTACAGGGACAGTTAAGGAGAGAACTTCAAAAACTGGGAGACAGAAAAATATCTTTGCTAACAAAGATGTTTGAAACGAATTACTTTGAAGTCTATTACTCCTTTGCTCTCCCTAGCCAATCAACTTATTCCAAGCTTGATACTCGTATCGCGCAACAGGTTATCAATTCTATCTGGTGCGCTGACGGCAAGACTTGGAGCCAGCGAATCTGGGGCAATATCGACAAACTGCAAGCCTCTCTGAATGAGAATCTCATTGACTGCGTTATTAGCGGTAGAAAGACTGGCGACTTAAAGAAATTGCTTATGGAGCGCTTTAATGTGAGTTACAGCAGGGCTGACGCGCTCGTTAGAACTGAGATGACGCACATTCAAACACAAGCAGCAAAGAAGCGTTATGAGGATTACGGACTCAGAGAGTATGAGATTTTAGGTAATGATGATGACTCTTGCGGCAACCACTCTGTTGATTGCCACAAGATGAACGGCAAGAAGTTCCTTTATGCTCAACTCCAGGAGGGCGTTAATGCGCCTCCGTTCCATCCGCGTTGTAAATGCTGCATTATTCCGGTTATTCCCAAGTCTTTCGGGGAGCAGACGTTAAACAACTAACCAAATACATATAAAGGGCCGTCCAAGAGACGGAACTTAGGAGGTTTTATTTATGTTAGAGAATGAAAACAGTACTGTTGAGACTACTGAAACTAATGATAACCAGGAGCAAGAGGTTAAGACTTACTCTGCTGAGGAAGTTGCTAAGTTGCTCCAGCAAGAGACTGATAGACGTGTGACTGCGGCCTTAGCTAAGCAGCAGAAGAAGCACGAGAAGCAGATGTCTCTTAGCAAGCTTGATGATGACGCTCGCGCACAGGCTGAGAAGGATGATACCATCGCTGAACTTCGTGAGCAGTTAGCTCAGTTCCAGATTGAAAAGAACCGCAGCGAGTTGAAGAGTGTTCTTGCTTCTCGTGGATTGAGCGCAGAATTTGCGGACATTATCAACATTAATGATGATATTACAGAGAGTCAGGCTAACATTGATAAGCTTGACAAACTGTTCAAGGCCGCAGTCAAGGCCGAAGTAGAGAAGAGATTGGCTGGTTCTACTCCTCGTGGAAATAGCACTTCCTCTACTGCTGAACTTACTAAGGAATCTGCCAGAAAGATGAGTATGGCGGAGATGAACAGACTGGCTCAGAGTGATCCAGAGCTGTTCAAGAAACTATTTAATTAATTTAGGAGGTTATTACTATGGCTAACACTATTTTTGAAAACAAAGTCATTGAAGCTAAGGCTACTGACTTACTTACCACTTCTGTTGACGCTCGTTCCTTGATGACTGTTGACAATTCCCTGGTTGAGACTGAGGGCATGACCAAGACTATTAACGTTTATACCTACACTGGCAAGGTTGAGAAGCTTGCTGACGGCGCTAAGAACTCCACTCGTGGCGTTATCGCTTACACTGGCAAGGACTACAAGGTTGGCCGCGTACAGCAGGTGTTCGATTACACTGACAGCGACTTCATGAAGGACAACGCTATTGTTGATATGTCCTTGGAGGGCGCTAACGCTCTTATGGCTAACCAGATGACTGAGGACTTCTACGCTGAGGCTGCTAAGGCTACCTTATCTCATGAAGTTGCTGAGTTTGGCTACGAGGGCATTGTTGATGCTATCGCTAAGTTGAACGTTGAAGACGAGAGCAAGTGCATCGTTGTTATGCCTAACGCTTGGAAGGCTGAAATCCGCAAGGACGAGGACTACAAGAATGCTCGCATGGGTGAAGTTGTGTATAGTGGCCAGATCGGCACTGTTGCTGGACTTCCTGTTGTAGCTACCAAGGCTTTGACTGATACCGCTTATGTTCTCACTCCTGAAGCTATCAAGCTCTTCATGAAGAAGGATGTTGAGGTTGAGCAGGATCGTGACGTTGAAACCAAGACCAACACTGTTGTTCTTACTACTTACTACATCTGCGCTCTTGTTAATAACAACAAGATTTGCAAGATTGTGAAGGCCTAATAAATAAATATTCCAGGAGAGTGGAATACAATCCACTCTCCTCTTCTAAGGAGAGTGGAAAAACATGCTTGAAGAATTAAAAGTTATGCTTGGCGATGCCGCAAGCAATTTTACTGATGCTCAATTGGGCTTAGCTCTCAAGCAGGCTCTCATTGAGGTTGAAGTTTATTGCAACCGTAAGGCTGATCCAGAATTGGAATTGGCTGCTCAGAGAATCGCTGTTATTAGACTCAATAGAACTAATACAGAGGGCCTGGCTGCTCAATCCTTTAGTGGCGTCAGTGAGAGCTACATTGACGGCTATCCCGCAGACATCCTGGCAGTGCTAAACCGCAAGCGTAAGATTAAGGTGGTGTAAAGCCATGATTATGATGGATATGCGTTTCTACGACTATCTTACTTTTGGAGAAGAAGATGAATACGGCCAGCCACAGATGGACGAGACTCCAAAAGGCCAAGTAAAAATGGCGATTTACGTCACTTCACAGACTACGCAAGATAACGTTCTTTATGAGAACGCTACTTACATCGGACTTACAAGTGATGCCGAAATTGATGATAAATATGTAATTCTGGATGGCAACGAGCGGCTTAAAGTCCTGTATGTCCAGCCAAAGGGACGATGGAAACAAGTCTATATGGCAAGGATGTGAGGTTATGTCGAAGATTACTGGCATGGATCAGGTACTTAAAATGCTTGACCAAGTAGGCGGCACAGAAAAGTACCAAGAGGCATTAGGACAGGCTTGCGCGCTTGTGGAGCGCTCTGCTAAAGAGAAGGCTCCTAAAGATACTGGCGCTTTACGCGGCTCTATTACAAGCGAAGTGCAAGACTTGGAAGGCGTAGTATTTACGCCTCTCGAATACGCGCCTTACGTTGAATACGGAACTGGTTTATTCGCTGAAAACGGCGGGCGGCAAGACGTTCCTTGGCATTACCAAGACGAAAAAGGTGAATGGCATACGACAAGCGGCCAACATCCGCAGCCATTCATGCGGCCAGCCCTTGAAGAGAATCGAGAGGCAATTATCAGGATGTTGAAGGAGGCTCTTAAACAATGATTGATTATCATAAGCAATTAGTAGGCGTCCTGAAAAATATCTTACCGACACATTACGAGTTGAATTTACATAAAGGACTTAAAACGCCTTGTATCAGTTACCAAGAGTTGAATAACTTTGATGACACCACAGGCGATACGAGAGGTTATTCTCGCATTTCCTACCGCGTAAAGGTGTGGGGCAATGATATTAAGGACTTACAAAATTATAGTCGTATTATTGATTCTGAACTTCGTCCTCTTGGATGGAAACGTACAGGAGCTAACGAGTTATACGATACCAATAGCACGATGAAACAAAAAATATTAACTTACGAGGCTCTGGCCTTGGAAGACTATTAAAATGGAGGTTTTGATTATGGCTATTATTTCTAAAGGCATTACTTTAACCTGGCAGGAAGGATATTACGTCAAGAGCACTGGCAAGTGGGAAAGCACTGGTGCTGATGCAGTTCAGCTAACTAACCTTTTGGAGATTCCTGAGATTGGCTCTGGCGATTCTGGCTTTGAGCAGATTGATATTACTACTCTTGCCGATAGCAAGATGAAGTACATGAACGGCTTGGAGAGCGCTTCTGAACCTGAAGCTCTTGAGTTCAAGTTCTTGTATGACAAGGAGCAGTTCGCTGCTTTAGAGGCTGGCGGAGTTACTGTTCATGGCGAATGGAACGAGGCTCACACTCAGATGAATGCCCATCAATGGACTATTACTCTTCCTGACGGCTCTACTTGCAAGTTCCTTGGCAAGCATGGCGTTCGTCTCGAAGGTGTTGGCGTTAATGCTGCTATCACTTACATTGTTAGCATTACTCCAGATAGCCAGTATGGTGAGTTCCAGTGGGACTTCACCAACGCTGCTGCTGAGTAATTAAACCCTAATTAGGGAGTAGGGGAGAGTTCCTTCTCCTCTCTCCCCTACAAATTTATTATCTAAAAGGAGAGATTTTTTATGATGAATTATGTTGATTTTACTGCGGGCAATAACGCATACAAGCTCCGCTTGACTACTCGTTCTATTGTGGCTCTTGAGAAGCAGATGGGCTGCAACCCACTCGCTATTTTCGGTAACGGTGATAAGATTCCCACTATCACTACAATGGTACAGATTCTCCATGCGTCTCTACAGACTCTGGAACATGGCATTACTTTAGACAAGGCTTATGATATCTTCGATACTTGGCTTGCCGATGGCCATGCTATGACTGACTTTATCGCTGTTATCATTGACATTTATAAGGCTTCTGGATTAATTCAGGGCGATGGTGCTGAAAAAAACGCGTAAGTGGGGAAGATAAATCCCCACTGACGCTTACTCAATACATAGAAAAAAGCCTCTTGGGCGCTCTTGACTATGGATTAAGAGAAGCTGAGTTCTGGGACATGACGCCTGCTGAGGTTGGACGCTATGTAGAAAGCCGTCAGCGAGTCATGAAGCGTGAGGCCAAAGAACAGGCCGCACGTGACTGGACATTAGCTGACTTGATCGGTAGAAGTGTTTCTCGTATCTATTCTAAAGACGCTAAACTTCCAGAAGTGTGGGAAGCTTATCCTGCGCTATTTAGTGAAGAAAGAGAGCGTATTATCGAGGAACGCGAGAAGCGACAAGATGAGTTATCCGCACAACGATTTAAACAGTTCGCACAATCCTTTAATAAAAAGATTAATAAGGAGGTGGCTAAGTTAAATGAGTGAAGCGGAATTAAAAGTTTTAATTACGGCTGAGATAAGCAAATTAAAACAAGAACTTAATAAAGGCAAGAAAGAAACCGAAAACTTCGCTAAAAAGGGCGAAAGTGCCCTGAAGAAGTTCGGTGACATGGCCAAGAAAGTTGGCGAAGCCGTTAAAAAGGGTATGAAAGTCGCTGCTACTGCTTTTGCTGCTGCTGGAGCGGCTATGACGGCAGTAGTTGAAGGCACTATGGAGTACCGAACCGCACAGGCCAAACTTACAGCTGCTTTTGAGGCTGCTGGAAGCTCAGCCCAACAAGCGACAACCACTTATAATGGCTTATATCGCGTCTTAGGTGACTCTGACGTGGCCGTAGAAGCCGCTAATCATTTGGCTCAATTAACCCAAGACGAACAGTCTCTCGCTGAGTGGACTAAGATTTGCCAAGGCGTTTATGCTACTTTTGGCGATTCTTTACCAATTGAGAGTCTGACTGAGGCGGCTAACGAAACTGCCAAGACTGGACAGTTAACTGGCGCTCTTGCCGATGCTCTTAACTGGGCTGGCGTCAATGAAGAAGCGTTCCAGGCTAAGTTAGACGCATGTAATACGGAAGCAGAACGTGAAGCGCTGATCCGCGAAACTTTAAACGGTTTATACGACGAAGCTGCTACTAAATACGAAGAAGTAGCTGCTGACATTCTCGCTGCTAACGAGGCCCAGGCGCGCTTAACTGCGTCTACTGCGGCTCTTGGAACAGCATTCCAGCCAGTAGTGACAATGATGAAGAACGAGCTGGCTACCCTTCTTGAAACTATGGTTCCTGGCCTTACCGCTATCTCAGAGGGCTTAAAGGCAATGGGAACTAGCGCAATGGAAGGCGGCGCACTCTTACAGAGCGGTTTTACTACACTCATTAATGATTTGGCAACTTGGTTAAGTGAAAAGGGCGCAGAGTTCATTACACTTGGTAGTACGCTAATCACTTCTCTCTTGGCTGGTATAACGGCAAATGCAGAGACTATTACTACAAGCGTGACTACTCTAGCGGCGCAATTGCTTACTGCATTCTTAACCATGATTCCCAGTATGCTCGAAGCAGGTGCGGCTCTCTTAACTGGCTTGCTACAGGGCATAACCGCACAAGTCCCAGTATTAGTGGAGACAATTACAACGATTATTCCACAGATTGTGAGTGTATTTGTGGATAACGCGCCTCTCATCATGCAAGCTGGCGTTGATTTATTGTTGGCTCTTATGGATGCCATTCCGCCTGTTATTACTGCGCTTGTGGCCGCACTGCCTGAGATTATCACCACTATTGTTGATTGCTTGGTAAATGCTATTCCTCAACTCTTGGAAGGCGCTATTAACATGTTTATGGCTCTGATTGACGCTATTCCAACAGTAGTAACAAGTTTGGTTGCGGCTCTGCCTCAAATCATTACCGCAATTGTCACATGTTTGACACAAAATATGCCGACAATTCTAAATGGCGCAATCCTGCTCTTTACTGAGCTAATTAACGCCATTCCTCAGATTCTCCCAGCGCTGATTGAAGCACTGCCTCAGATTATCAATAGCATTGTTAATTGTCTGATTGAGAACGCTCCGCTGATCTTTGAAGCGGCTAAGACGCTCTTCATGAAACTGGTTGAGGCCATTCCTACAATCCTGGAGAGCTTAATCGCTGGACTGGGAACAATCTTCACAACCATTACTACGAATCTTACCGATAAGCTTGGCCCAACATTCGCTGCTGCTTGGGAGGCGGTAACAACCGCTCTGTCTGGCGTAGCTGAATGGTTCAGCACAACCTTTAGCACAGCTTACACGAACGTTACTAACGCCTTCTCTGCTATTGGAACTTGGGCGTCTGGTGTTTGGGATTCCATTACGAGTGCTTTGAGCACTGTTGGAGAATGGTTCTCCACTACATTCAGCACTGCTTATAGCAATATCGGCACAGCATTCGCTAACATTGGTACTTGGGCTTCTGGAGTCTGGACTTCCATTACTGGGGCTCTTGAGAGCGCTGGCGAATGGTTCAGTACAACCTTCAGCACTGCCTATACCAATCTTACTAACGCGTTCAGCGCTGTTGGTGAGTGGGCTTCTGGCGTCTGGACTAGTATTAGTGGCGCTCTGGAAGGCGCAGGCGAGTGGTTCTCTACCACTTTCAGCACTGCTTACACTAACATTGGTACTGCGTTCAGTGGTATCGGTGAATGGGCTTCTGGAGTCTGGACTAGCATCACTACTGCCTTCTCTGGCGTAGGTACTTGGTTCAGCACTACATTTACTACTGCAACCAGTAGCATTAAGACTGCGTTCCAGCCTGCGATTGACTTCTTCTCTAACGCTTGGGAGAGCATTAAAGGCTTCTTCAAAGTTGGTACTATCGAAATTCCGAAAATCAAACTGCCTCACTTCTCTATTAGCGGTAAGTTCAGTTTGAATCCTTTGTCTGTACCT